GGTTTTAGTCTGGTAGATGTATTTTCATCCTGCAACCAAGTGCCAATAGCATTTAATGCCTTTGGTTCCATATAAATAGTTTTGAGAGACCTATCCTGTAAGCCAGTTGTTTTGTCTTTATGATTCTCCCCACTCCTATTTCTTTGAGAAGTTTGGTCTTTAAAGTGAGCATAGGTAGAACCCCTTTCGGTTCTATAAAGACGCTCTGCATCTGGCAACTTATAAAAAGGATCGTATCCCGGCAGTTCCATTAATAATATCCCTCAAACTTACGTTTAAAGTATTCCGGCTCTTCCGGCTCATCTAAATTAGTACGAATAAACCCGCCCTTGCGGAATCTCATCAACGCAAGGGATACGGTATCAACATAGTCATCATGCTCGCCTGAGGGGAAAGATGCAACCTCGTCAATCACTTCTTCTGCCCAATGGGTGTTCGGTGCCCACACTCTACCACTAGCGAACAGATCTGACACGGCGTTTAAGCGGGTAATTTTGTCATTTCCTCTAACCGGGGTGAATTCCTGCACCGGCATCCCCATCGCCCTGAGTTCATATATTAGAGGAGCGCCAGATGCCTTCTTCTCGATGATCACGCTGTCCGGCTCCCACTCTTTATATTGATTGATCGCCTCTTTTTTAAGTTTTGGAAACTCCATCCGATCCCTAAAGGCGTTGAGCAAAATGATATTGGTCTGATAAACCCCGTTATCGTCGGGATGTTCGAAGACTCCCCATAGGGTCATGGCTGAATAGTCAGCCCGATTGGTTGCTTCGAAGGCTGTGTCCCATGCCATAAGGGTAAAGTCACAGCGTGGCGGGTCTTCTTCCTCCCAAACCTTCCACCACTCCCGTTTTATGATGGCGGAAGACTCAGAGGTAGGGTTCTGTTGGTACTGAGATTGCCATTTTGAGTTAGGAAGTTCAGTCTTTAGGGCTTCAAGTTCGTTTTTAGGCCAGAATTCGGGCCATAAAGGGTTTCCAGATGGCAAAATCGCTGGGAATTCAATAACCTCCCACGCCTCCCCGCCCCTTTGACCCTCAGCCTTCAAGACTTGGCCCGTTAAATCCCGCTTTCCCCACCGAGTCATAACAACAATGATCGTTCCACCCGGCTGAAGACGCTGCCGTGGACCAGAGGAGTACCACTCGTAGACCTTATCGTAGATTTCAGGGTTCGATGCGGCCAATGCGGCCTCTTGTTCAGAGTGAGGGTCGTCAATAATTAGAAGATCCGCGCCCTTACCAGTCACCGTACCCCCAACACCGATAGCAAAGTACTCTCCATTGGCGTTAGTTGACCAACGGCCAGCGGCCTTAGAGTCTTGTCTCAGAGATACATTGGGAAATATCTTGGCGTAAGTCTCACCGTCCACCAGATTTCGCACCTTACGACCAAAGCCAACGGCTAGTTCGGCTGTATTCGAACACTGGATAATCTTCTTATTTGGAAACCTACCCAAAAACCAAGCAGGCAATAAGTAGGAGGCAAACTCAGACTTAGTGTGCCGGGGTGGCATATTGATAATTAACCTCTTAATCTTGCCCTCGGCTATTTCCTCAAACTTCTTAGCCATAACAGCGTGGTGTCTTCCATGTATAAAGGCAGGCCATACAGTCTTTACAAACGACATAAAGTTAGTTTGCCCTCGCTCCCTCATAACCGCATCAGAATACTGCTGCGCCATTTGAAGTAAGGACTCACGCTCCCCCTCTGGAAGGGCGTTGATCAAATCAAATATCTTATTCAATGTTACGCACCCTTAACCCCTTTGGCCGAATCGAACGAGGCCGCCTCCTCACCCCGTGGCAGAGACCTAACTCAACCAACTTCCACATCTTTCTAGATACATTCCCTCTAGACTTCTCCCCAGTCACCAATAGAACATCATCGATAGTAGGACCGAAACCATACTTCCTCCACCACTCATCAATAACCAAAAATATTTCCTTCTGCGCTGGCGTCATCCCATTTCTCCAAAAATATACCCCCCCCACTTTTTATTTCAAAAAGATAAGGGGGGCGTTTCTATATCCCAAACCCCCTAAAACCTGCCCAAAAAACACACCCCCCACCCCCTGTAACAGGCTTTTTTCCCGTAAGTCATTGATTTCATTGACTATTGTCACTATAACACCTGTTATAGTTACTGTATGGTACAAGTTCAATCTGTCTCCAAACTGGCTTTTGTAGATGGGCTGGAAACATCGGGTAGGTGAGCCGATTCAATGTGTGGATTACTATGCATATAGGCTGGTGTGTCGCGCGGCGCGTCTAGGGGGTCACCCCCCGGTGGGGTCGCGGCCGGGGCAATCTCAATGGCCTCCCCGTCTGCCGGGGTCTCAATGTTACCGCCGGAGATCTCGGCCAGTAGATCGTCCGCCGATCGAGCCTCGACATCGATGGCCTCGTTATTCAGCGCGAGCCGCAACGACGCCATGAGCCGCTCTCGGATTTGCGATGCATCGGTGACCTGAACAACCTCCCGCCGCTCGGTGAAGAGCGCGACCTCGGTAATCTTGCCCAGTAACTCCAACGCCTTCATTCTCTGCGCCGGGGGAAACTCCTCGTTCAGCGCGTGCTTGGTCAACTCGTGAATAGTCAACGCCCTCAAGTGCGCCGGGGTTGCGTATTTCTGCGCCTCAAATGCCGCCTTAAACGCCTCGACCTGCCCCTGAATATCCCCGCGCCCTGCCATCTCTCCACCGCGCTTGCCTACTGTTGATGTCTTGCCCTTCGATTCGTATGCCTTGCGATACGCCCCGGCCTTCGTCTCCCCCAATGCGATTTGACGGGCGAATTCCCTTTGTTTTGCTGTCAGACGCTTTTCTCCCTTACTGGCCGCCCCCAGTATTACCGACTCGATCGGGACAGCATCTAGCCCTTCTCTGATCTCTTTTCTACTTAACTTTTTCATGGGTACACCTTGAGGATTTCAATCGCGTGATTCTATCTCCCTATTGGAGAATAAATCAACCTGTTCGCCTTCGGCTAAGACCCGGCCGCCGATCGCCCCCGCCCAACTGGTCAAAAAATACTCACAAGAATTTTGTGGGATATATTGAACTATTGACAGGCAATAGCCCTCATAATCTCACCTGTGGACATACCCACACAACCACCTGCTAGGAGATACACCATGCAAACGATTCAAACCAAACGCTACACCATAGAAACAAACGGCGATTCTGTCTACTTTGAACACAACACACTTGGCGATGAGTCCGCCGCCCGAATCCGCTTTGAACTCCGCCGCCTTGTCGACTACTCCGGGGTCGCTGTTATTCCCCGAGAAGTATCTCAAGCCTTGACCGCCGCCGGATATCAACTCTAAACCAACCGCCGGGGAATCCCCCCGGCACTTTCAGGAGCCTAAAAATGATTGAATTTATTGAACGACACATGGCCGACGGGAGCATGACCGCCCGGGTTAAATCCGACCAACTACCCGCCGAGATGCGCTATATCGTGACCCAATGGCCAGACGGAAAAGTGACCGCCCGATCCCAAGCCTACGGCAACGGGAGCGTCAGGTACTACACGCACCGCACCTATGACGCCGCACTCGCTCACGCCTACGCATGGGCAAGCCGCAAGATCGCCGAGGATCGCGGCCGTAGTAACTCCGAAATTATCGACGCTGTTGTTCAATCCATCGCACAGAAACTCAACCTAGGAGCCTAAACAATGACCTACGCTGTCCGAAACCATAACGGCCGACTTATTGGCTATCACCCGACCAAACGCGCCGCCGAGCAAGAGGCGCGGTTTTACCGCACCCAAACGGGAAACCCCGCCTATATCGAGAAGGAACCCACCCGGCCGGCCTTGATCATCGATCGCGAACTTACCCGACTTTTCAAGGTGAACAAATGAAAATCACCCTAGAACGCCGCGACCAGTATGGCGCACCCGTATACCACCCGATCGACGACGCCGCTCGCCTGTTCGCCCGGATCGCCAAGACTAAAACCCTAACCCTGGACACGATCGCCGCCGTTCGCGCCCTCGGTTATCAGATCGAAATAACCCACCCGAAAAACAACCTAGAGGAGATCAACGCATGAGCATTTACACAGACGAGGGCTACGCCAACCGCCGCGCCTACCTCGACAGTCTGGCCGATGATTATGGTCTCGATCGATCGACAGTCTACGCACTCGCCGGGATCCTCGGCCCCAATGAGGACTTCGACGGGCTTATCTGCGCCCTCGAGGACGCCGCCGACGAACTGAGCGAGGCCGACGAATGACCGACGCCCAACTACACCGCGCGGCCGTCGCCATGCAATCAGGAACGCATGGACACTTCGCCGCCGCGATCGGAGACGCCTACATCGCCGCCGATCCAACCAACCGAGAGCGACTGGCCGACGCCTTTCCTGACCTGTTCGCCCGAGTTCACGAATTCCATCAACCACAATTGGAGATTTTAAAATGAGCACATTTATTGAATTTCCCGGCGGAGTAGTTTTTGAGACCGACCACCCGGAATACCACAAAGACTGCCAAGTTTTAACGAAGGCCGAAGGTATCCGCAAGCGTAAAGAATACGCGATCAAACAATTGCGCAAAATCCTTAAGCCGGGCGACACCGCCTATACAGTAATGCGCCATGTCTCAGCATCAGGCACGAGCCGCCGGATCGATGTCTACACCATCAAGGACAACCAACCGCGATTTTTGACTGGCTACACCGCCCACGCTATCGGGTGGAAGTGGGGCGAAAAAGCCGGGATTGTCGTGGGGGGATGCGGTATGGACATGGGGTTCCATCTCGTTTACACGCTCTCGCGAACCCTTTTCCCTGACGGATTCGACGACGGACGAGACCCTAAGCGTGACGGGGGCTACGCCCTGCGCCATGAGTGGTTATAAGGAGCCGCCGCGTGATCTATCAATACAAACCCCATCCAAACGACCCACAGGCCGCCGCCCTGCCCTATGGACTGCGCCTGAAGGTCATCCCCGGCACGCGACAAGGGGACAGCGTGCAAGTTAAGGACACCGCCGGGAATCCTCTCGGCCGGGTTTTATTTCAATCATTGGAGGTTATGAAATGAACGATTATTCAGACGCAATCCGGGACGCCTATTCTTACGGACGCCCCGCCGCGATCGTCGGCCAGTCACTCATGGACGGGATGATTGCCGGAGGACTGACGGAGGCCGAGGCACTCTCCCTGCTTTACTCGAAAGCCTATCGATGGGCTTTAGATTTTCAACTAGGCGACGCCCTGCGGGACATAGCCGAGGAGACCGGGAGACGATTAGCCCATGAGTATCGCGGCCACGAGTGGACGCAATACGACCTACCACAACACGCCAAACTTAAGGAGGCCACCGCATGAGATTAGCCGCTTTCGCCCGGACAGATGCCGGGCTGTTCAAAGTTTACGACCACGGCCAAGACTGGCAAATAGTGGGGGATCACTTCGAGAGATGGGCGAGTGCATGGGCGGCAGATCGCCCCGCCAGTCTGCGCCGCGCCTGTTCCCTGATCCCCACCGCCGACCCGTCCGCGATCGTCTACACGGAGGGCGCCGAATGAACCGCCGAGAACTTGAGGCCATGCGCGAGCGACTGGCCGCCCGGAGTGCGTCTGAAGGTGAGGAAGACCCCGCCGCCGCGATTGCGGCCGGGATTTTATTTGCGGCTGTAATTTTGTTGGCCTGTTTTATTTAGGGAGGGTGAGGAGATGAGGATCGCCACATTTAAGAACGGACACGCCACATTCGAGCGGCTTAGTCCGTCGGGTTATTACCTGATTCAGGTTTACATAGGGTCAGAACTGCACGACAAGATCAGGTGCGACGATTACCGCATGGCCTTGGACTATTGGAAATCATTCAAAAAACTAGCGCGAGGAGCATAAAAAAATGGAAGTGATCGAGATTGAGGTTTATACATTTGAAGAACTGGAGGGTGAGGCTAAAGAGAAGGCGAGGACATGGTATCGAGACGGCCTTGAATATCTTTGGTTTAGCGAATCTATTGATTCGATCCGGGCATTTTGTAAACACTTCGGGGTGAACCTGATGGACTGGGAGATTGGGGGAGGGAGCGGCCGGGATTTTATTAAGACAGACGCGACCAATTCTAATTTCCGGGGGGTGAGACTGGCCGACATTGACCGGGAGCATATGCCGACGGGTTATTGCTTGGACTGTGACCTATGGTACGAATTCCACGACCAATTCAAGCGCACCGGGGACGCCAAGTATTCATTTGATCAGGCACTTGAGGCCGCGATCTGTGCGATTAACCGGGACATTGAATATCAATTCTCAGATGAGGCCGTAGACGAGAGCCTGATTGCCAATGAGTATCGATTCACAAACGAGGGAAAATTTTTTAACTAAGGAGATTGGAAAATGAATGAAAACATAACCACTAAGTGGGCTAAGAAAGCGCACGATCAACTGGTCGGCCGCAAGATTGTCGCAGTCAGATATATGGGAGATGACGAGGCGGAGGAATTCGGTTGGTATCAGAGGCCG